GCCATTCTATCACGAAGATCATTGATTTTTTCTTCATCGTACTGCTGAAAATTTCCCCTCTTTTCAACTTTTTTATAATAATGAAGTGCATTTAAAATTACTGCATAATCTTCCAATGATAATGAAAAATTTATATTATCCAAAGAAACTCTCCAAACTTGATTGTTTTTCTACATGCCATCCAATAACTTCAAGAATAATTTTCAATGGATCAAGAAAACTCTTCTCAAACTGAAGGTCATAATCAACAAAATTACCTAAACCAGATTCTAAAGGAAATGTATTAATGAATGAAATAACATTTTCATGAATTGGATTTGGAATCTTAAGATAGCAAAACTTAATCTTCTCACCGTTTTGAATGGGTGAATATTTATTATCCAAACCCAGTCGTTTAATATGATGATTGAATAATAAAGCACCCCGTGCATGAATGGGAGTTCCTTTGGAGTAAATAGAATTTACACTCTTATACTTTGTAACACTACTGACAGATCGAGGAAACGAAATATCTTCTGGAGGAAGTTTCTTAAAGTTTTTTCTGAAGTTATCGATGAAGTTGATCACATCATCTTCATTTCCAGTCATCATAAGTTTTAGTGCTTCTTTAATTTTATTTCTACAAGGACCAGGAGTTGATGATTTCACTGCTTCAATGCCCATGATTTTTAGTTTGGGTTCTTCATAACGAACACCCTCACTATCCCATACATTCAGAATATATCTCTTCTTGGCAGTCCAGATTCCACGGTCAGCAATATTCTCCCGCTTCATAATCATTTTTTGTTCATATGCCGAAACGTAATTCGCAAGTTCCTGATAAGAGGATTCGATGAATGGTTCCAACTTGTCTTGACAGATCTGATCCAATATATCAACAATCTTTGTTTTATCGTCAGACCTACTACTAAAAAATTTATCAACAAGAGGTCCAAGATTAAGATAGATTGAGTCAGTGTCAGATGCGATAACATAATCAACTTCCTCTGTTTTTAAAAGTTTATTTAGATATTGATTCATCTTACCTTCAATCCATCGAATTGACACTTGCCCGGATAAAGTAATTGCCTCTGCATTTGCTAATTTGTAATACCTGAAGTATTGATTACCAATAGCACCATAAGCAGAGTTAAGAGAAATCTTCTTTGCCATTTGAATGTTGTCGCATCTAGCGATTTCTTTTTCAAGTGCTTTAGTAGGAGTCTTCTGGTACTGCTTTTTTGCAGTGAGCATTTTTTTCTTATAGATTTTTCTTTCATCATACATTTGTTGCATCAATCTAGGAAGAAATCCTTGTTCATCTTTTCTATACATTGCACCATTAGCACAAACTGCATAGTCTTTATACATCTCAAAAGTTACTTGTTCATCAAGAATTTTGTCAACTGTGACTGAAGGGTGACGTTCACCGAGAAGAGTCTCTGGTGAGATATTGTACTGCATGATGAGATGAGGGTATAGAGAGTTGAGGTCAAAACTGACTACCCAATCATACTTCCCAGGAATTGGTTCCTTAACATATGCACCTGCATACTTTTCACTTTTCTTACTACCTTTTTTAGGAGGAATGACAATATTACGTTTCTTGAGATCATTGTAGATAATGCAATCCCATAGTCGAACTTGAAAAAAAATATCCTGATAGTTTACTTTGGCATTGTATGCCATCGTAAGAGCAAGTTCAATCAGTTTTAGTTTATCCTCAAATCGGTCAACCAGTTCCACGTCAATGATGTTGTATTCAACAAATTTCTGCCAACCATGAGTGTAGAAATCTTTGAATGTATCAAACTCACTGTGATCTAGCTTCTGCTGCCCAAGTTCCTGCTGTGCAATATAATCAAGTCGGAATGATTCTTGATTGGGTGTACCAGGAGACCATTTGTACAGACGCATATAGTCCAGAACAGAAACTCCACCAATATCACATGTGATGGTTTTTCTTCCCTGAAACTCTTCCTCACGTTCAGTCACAAGTCCCCAAGGAGAAAGTCGGCGCATCAACTTTTCACCAAGGATTCGATCCATGCGACGGACAATATATGGAATATCATATCCTTCACAATTCCATCCAGTAACAACGTCAGGAGTATTTTCCATCCACCAGTGAATGAAATCATGTAGCATCGTCTTCTCATCAGAAAACTGACGATACTTTACATTATCCTGCTTATTATTAAACGGACCACGACATGCCCAAGTAATAATATCTTTTGTATTATAGTTTTGAAGAGTAATGAGTAATATCTCTTCAGACACACTGAAAATATCTGGGAATCCTTGCTCGGATGCAACCTCAATATCGATTGTGACCACATTGATTTTTTTCATATCAAATTCAACATGATCCTCTGGATACATATCAGAAATGTACTGATAGATAAACCTCTCCTGCCCAAAAATTTCAAACCCCTCAAGGTTTTCATATTTTTTAATGAACTCCCTACAATCTTTAATTGATCCAGGATTAATTGGTTCTACAAAATCCCCTGATAAAGTTTTATACTTACTTTTTTTCTTCGACGGAACATACAATGTTGGTTGAAAATTTTCACGATTGATGAACGTTCTGCCATTCTCATAACCACGGACCAGCATTTGATTGCCGACCATCTGGACGTTAGTATAAAATCTCTGACTCATTTCGTAAGTTCGTTGTAGTGATCAACCAGTTTGCTGTTCGGTTCCATAAAGGTCAGAACGTCATCTGATCTTAGCATGAATTTTCCAGAATCAGTGTACTCATCCATCCACTTTACAAACCGGTCTTCTAGTGGAGCATTCGTCTCATGCTTTCCCAAAATTTGATATGGATTCTTTAAAAGACAATCTGGTTCACCAATATCTGCACCAATTTCTTCAATTTCGGAAATTAGCACAACGTCATTTTTCAAAAGTATAATTTGTACCATTTTTTTTTTTTGAGATATACCTCACTATATTTTACCAATAAAAAAGGAGGGTGTCAACTGGATTTTGCCAGTTACCCTCCTTATTATGCGACGACGATATTCAGTTTTATTTATTAGGTGTTAGTGCAAATGCTCCTCCCATAGTTGCTCCAAAGATTGCGATTACTACTAAAAATTCCATTTTAGGGTGTTGTAAATGAGTAGGTATTTATACTTGGGGGAGCATTAGGATAGTATCCTGTCAATTGGAACACCGATAAAAAGAGACATTACCGTTCCAATTGTAAGAGTGGCGGCTGTTAGATTCATAAGTCGTCCTCCATAAGTACATAATTATATATCAGTTTTGTATCATAGTGATACAAAACTGTATTTTTCATAACATAATGTTGTCAGGAATCAAAGATAATCTTTCCTTTTATGTGCATCAGGAACAATTTTACCAAGTTCAACACTCAAAAGCCCATCTTCAAAAGTAACTGATCTAACTTCCGTATCTTCACTGAGTGTCCACGAACGTGTAAACGACCGTTGAGCCACACCTTTGTGGACATAGTTAACTTCAGTTTCCTTATCTTCTTTCTGACCTTCGATAAAGAGTTTACCATCTTGCGTGTAGACATATACTTCTTTCTTCTTAAATCCTGCTAATGCAATCTCCAGTCGAGAGGTAAGTTCATTAACAGAAACTAGATTGTATGGTGGATAATTTGACGTAGTTTCATGGAGGGTAAAGATTCTATCAAAATAATCTTCCATCCCAATACTATTCTTATGAATACGATCCAACAGTTGATTAATATTGGCGGCGTTATACTTCATTAAGTCCATTTTTGTACTTCTCCTTTAAAAGCAAGATTTGATTGTGTGGACCCCGAAGGCATCCGATATATTTATAGCACAAAGCATAAAAAAGAGGGGGTGGTAAACCCCCCAGTTGTAGCAATATTCCCTTCGTAGCGCGTGCCGCACGAAACGACACACCATTATTTATTCTTCTGGAGTCGTCTTCTTTTTACCAATGTTATATTTTGCTTCAAGTGTCCAATCATTCTTATCCTTATAAGCAATAACTTTGATTTGATTTAAAGGTGCAATATCAAGAGAACTGTCAGCATCTTTAATTTGAATCAATCCCCAATCTGCAAGAAGATGAGCAATTCTATTTCTTCGTTGCAAATCATTCTGAGTGATGTTTGCATACTTACCATCAAGTGCAAACAATTCTTTAAAGTGAACGATAAAGTATCGTCCTTGTTTGTGAAGAATATGGCAGGATTGATAAAGTTTCTTTTCTTTTCTAGAAGCAACTCCAATCCGGGTAAGTGTTTCACGAACCTTTAGAAAATCATCTGGTTCACTCAGGATAACCTCAACCATTTGTTCAGGTTCCCACTTCACTTCAGGTTCTTTAGTAATCATTTTTTGCCCCCTTGGTCCAACTTGGATTTTATGTAATCAATTTGTTCTTTTGAAAGGATCTTGAGTGCTTGCTGTGCTTTTTCAAAACTATACCCA